TTAACCGTGCGGCTGACGGCATCGGTCCCGAAACGCTTAACCACGCTGCCCACCGTCGTCCGATATTCGCGGTACATGGTGTCAACGTTACGCTCGCCGTCCAGCGCCAGGGTGAACGACCCTATGGTGTAGGGTTCGTAACGCAGGACGTTATCGAAATTCTCATATGCGCACATGCACGCCGTGCCGAATATCCCCAGCTCAAGGTAAATATTCTGCATAGTGTTATAGAAATTCGAGCGCGCGAATATCTGCAGGATTACCCGCTGCACGTCATCAAGCCAAAGCTTAACCGGCGCGTATTCTTCTAGCTCCGGGTCGGGGTGGGTCAGCTTGAACCACGGGCGAGCAGGCGACGTTATGCCCGCCATCATGCCCGCAGATAGGATGTTAGCCGACATCTTTGCGACTTCGTTATAGAGCCGCTCGTTTCGACGGTGCGTAGCTTCGTCCTGATTATCCCCATCCCCAGGCAGGAAGCGCCCACGCGACCCCATGACGAAATCAGACAGCTCGCGCCAGTCCGTCGCGTAATGGTCCCGCTCATCGCGCAGAACACGGCGACGATTAAAAACGCGGTCTTTTAGCTTCTTTTCGTCTATCGCCATGAGTTTACCGCCATGCGTGCGTGCCCTTCGCGTGTGCCTGCCCTAGCCGCGATTCCGTTATCCGCGACTTCGTTAGCCGCCAAGTACCGTTTTACCCGTTGGGGCGGCCCCCATGATCCCCGAGCCGCCCGTCAGGATGGTCGAGCCACGGCCTGCCATAGCACGCTGCCGGCGCTTTTCGCCGCTATATGCGCCCTGCATGGCAGCATCACTCATGACGGGAGGCGGAGGCGGAGGCGGCGCCATCTTGGGCGCTTTAGGTCCGATACACATATATTACTCCTGTGTATAACCTGTTAATAAATTGTTTATAAGCTGTTATTAGTTTAGCCGAGCGGCTGGGGACTTCGCAACGTTTAATCTGTCTCGGATAGGGTTATAGCTCCCCCGTGGCTGGGACTCCCGCAGTTCTATGGGGCGGGGGGCCACTGGGTGCGCAAACGTCAGCGCGAGCGCATCGGCAACGTCTGGCGAGGAAAGCCCGCGTTCTTTCATTTTGTCTTTGCTTTCCAGCTCGAATCGGTTGGCCGCGTTTGCGTATGAGTAAGTCGGGGCGCACAGGTCCGTTTTCAGTTCGACCATGTTGGGAATGCAGGCCCCAGCCTCCAGCCATCGGCGCATGCTGTCCCACATCTCCGCCCGCTTGTTCGCGTAGTGAGGGTCGCCCGCCTTGCCGCCGAAATTTACCTCATGGACCTCGTGTCCAATCTGCCGCAACCGGTCAATCACGCCTTCCCCCCGGCCGGCGTCCACCATCACCGCGTCCGGCTTCCACTTGTCAATCGCCGCCGCCACCATGCCGGCAAGGTCCATGTTGTTGACCCCGCGCATCACCCGTGGCTTGAACGCCACCAGACCCTGGCGGGGGAAGATAACGCTGCGGTCGTCCCCATACCTCGCCACATCGACGCCCAGCACCTTGGGCGCCCCAGCTACGTCGTGCAGCGCCATGTGCTTACCAGACGCGCGCAGCACCAGGTCGAGCGGTATCAGCGCATTATCTACCGCTGCGTTAAAATCACACTCCATTTCTTGGGCGTATTGGCTGTCGGTCGAGGTTGCCCGAATCATAGCCAGTTCATCAGCGTCTAGGATGCCTGTGCGCGAGACTGGGTAGTGCCCTGCGAACCATGCCGGGTCCTCGACTGCGGCGTAGTACAGCTCGGAGAACAGGTTAATCCCGCGAGGCGTGCCGATGAAGATGGCCCAGCCCTTCCGGTCGGCTAGGGCAGGACGCAGCACCTCGCCCCAGACGTTAGGCCGCAAGTCGGCGACCTCATCGACTACTAGGCCGTCAAGGTAGATTCCGCGGAGAGAGTCCGGGTTGTCCGCCCCATAAAGCCGGACCCTGCCACCGTTGGGAAGCGTTACGCTAAGCTCAGCCTGGGACACGACCCGCTGCGGTATTGCTTCGGTGTGGTCCTGGAGAATCTGCCAAGCCACGTCTTTCGCTTGGCGGTAGAACGGCGCAATGTAGGCGAAACGCGGGTTTTTCCGCTTGCACCGCAGCGCTGCGTCGATCAACGCGTTAACGCAGAAAACCGTCTTCCCGAAGCGACGGTGCGCCACAATCACGCCGAACCTGTGGCGTGACATGGCGCGGTGGATTTCGCGCTGGATGGGGCGCGGGTGATAGCCGGTGGAGACCGTGCGGCTATTCGTCGCCGTCGCTGTCACCGTCACCGCCCCCGGGTGGAGAGTCGATGCCTGAGAGAATGGTCAGAGCCATTGAGCCGTCCACTGTCGCGTTCAGCTCGGCTGGGATGACCTTTCCGACCACGGTGAGATAAGTGCGCGGGTCCTCCTGGGCAACACGTGTCAAATATTCGACACCGCCCACGCGGTCAAATGATTCCTTGATGGCCTCGCGTAAAGATTGCGTGACCTTGTTCTGTGCGCCCTTAGGCCGACCGGCTCCGGCTCTCGGTCCTCCTTTTGGCATAGATTTTTCCCTGTAAACAATCTAAGAGCAATTCTGCAGCGCCCAATCACGCCAGCGCCGCTCGCTTTCTAATTTACTCGACTTATCCACAGCTTGTCTACACTTTTCGCACAGGTTATCCACGCGTGCTGATTCCTGCCGCTCAATCTCCCGCTCAGACGAACCACTCATCACGATCTCGCTCCTCCTCAACATGCGTACGCTCACGCTCGACCACAACAAGACCCCACGCCAAAAGCAGGCAAGCGGAAAACCCGATGATTGAAAAAACCACCATAACAGCATGGAAAAATTCCCACAGGTTAAAACTCATCGCAGTCGCTCCCAGGTTCGTAGACAAAATCAGCGCACCGCTCAACAGCTGGACCGTTCCGCAGGTCGCAACACATGCCCGAGTCGCGCGGCATCAGAACGGCGCGCACATGCACACACGGCCAGCATGGCGAGCGTTCGGTCCCGCTTGGCTCGACAAGGGTTGGTTGGTTGTGGTTCATGGCTTCACTCGGCGGAATCATGGCCGAATCATACACCCAGCGACTGCACCAGTACGTGCACAGCAAAATATCCTTTTACTTCAACAGGTTACGCGCCTACTGGTGCACTGGTGAACCTACTGGTGCACCTGCCCGCGCCTGTTTTCCTTTTTACATCAATAGGTTACGCGTTTTTTTCTGAATTGCACCACTTCACCAGTATGAGACGCAATTTCAAACCCCTATATATAGCTATATACCCCCCCTATATACCCCCTATCTGCCGCCTCCCTCATGTATGTTCTTTACGTTATATACTGGTGCACTGGTGTAATAGTGTTTTTTAATAGGTTTATCAATAGGTTACGCTGCACCAGTAGTGCACCACTATGCACCAGTATAATTATGATTTTAGTTATAAGAAAAAAATCTATATGAAAAAACGGTATATATAAATTGCTCGCAAAAGTTGCAAAAGTCTGCAAGGTAGGCTAGTGTTCACTCTAAGCCGGCCCTGAGCCGGTACTCATAAAGACAGACTGAGGAGCGAGGTTTTCACATGTTTCAATCAATCGCCGCCGCCGTCCGCGCCAGCGCAGGACGCAGCATCAGCATCAAAAATTCAAAAATGCCGGGAAGCAGTTTCGCCACCGATCCGTTTGCATGCCGCGCGGGCTCAAAACTTGCCGACGTTGCCGGCTCAACATGTAGCCGCTGTTACGCGCGCCGTCTCGCTAAAATGCGGCCGAGCGTGGCGCAGGGGTACGCCACTAATGAGACTGCGCTGCAGTCTGCCGCCGTCAGTGATACCCGCGAAGATTTCGTTGCCGGCATGGCTCACCAAATCCAAGCCGCTGCAATCAAAACGCGCCAGCCGTTTCACCGATGGTTTGACGCTGGCGACCTTGCCAGTCTCGCGGTGCTGGAATTGATCGCGGACATCGCACGCGCCACGCCTAGCGTCCGGCACTGGCTGCCCACCCGCGAACTTTCCATTGTGCGCGCATTCGTCCGGAAACACGGCCCGCTGGAAGATTCCCTGCCAGCTAACCTGGTGCTCAGGGTGTCTTCCACCATGGTCGACGACGCGCCGCGCCGTGCCTTTCCTTGGACGTCAACCGTTCACAAGCAAGCCAGCGCGCACGGGCGCGCATGCCCGGCACAAAGTCAGGGCAATCAGTGCCGCGAATGTCGCGCGTGCTGGTCGCGAAAGGTTTCTAATGTCAGCTA